AAGTTCACAAAGCAGCAAATTAACATGTGCAGGAAGCATCTTGAAGATGGGAAGTCGCTTCGGAAGACGGCTCAAGAATTAGGGCCAGATTGGAATCTTCAAACAGTGGATTATTATAAGAAAAAGTTTGCTAAACAATAGTGGAAGTATTAAAGAAAAAGGCCATTTCATTTAATAAGAAGTAAAAATATTAAAGGATACTTTAATTTGAAACTTCAATCTTGACTTCTATGAGTTTCCCATCTTCAACGGCGTGTGTGTAATAAAATTTGCTCTTTTGGAGATTTTGTATTTCTTCAGGGGTCAATCTAATAGTTTTCATTTAATCTTTTCTCCCTCATTGCTTTCATCTTTGCATAGTGTATCTTGTGGGATTCCATAATTCTTTCTCCAAATGCTTCAAAAACGCCGAGATTGTTTTCCCCATAGATGGTGTTAAAAAAATCCATCAGGGCTTTAAATGTTTCAAAAGTGTGATTCACCCTTCTAATCTCCTTTGTTGAGTCCCCAATGATCCTCATTATCCAAAATTTCCCTTCGGCCAATCTAACATCAAACTGTATTGTGCCTTCTGGCATCTGTTCTTCCTTGAATGTTGATAATAAAAATCCGGCTGTGTTCCTAAACTCAATCATTTGTATTCCCACCATAATCTTATTATTTTATCGGTATATATACGTTACCCTACACGAAAATGATATATACCAAATGTGGAATTACAATACGGTGTTTATCATGCCATGCGATAAAATTTGGTATGCAGGAACAAAATGTGGCTTTGTTGCCGCAATTGAAAACCTGGATGAAGCCCAGGAAGTTTTGAACAGCTACAGAGGCCTAGGGAAAAAGGCATGTGCTGTTCACAAAAGAGGTGTTGCAAGAATTTACGTGGAAACGGAGGCGGACTAAATGTGCATGAGTGGATTAGATAGGCAAATTGCAGCTTTAGATACAATGGATAGGGACGAACTCAGAACAGCTTGCGAAGAGCAGATATGGGAGATTATGACCCTAAAAAAAGAGCTTGATGTTACAAAGGCAGAGCTTACAGATGTTAGGCTTGTGAAAAACGACTACGCCAAGATTGTGCTTGGTGGTATAATAAAGGTGCATGCAAAGGAGAACATACCATGAATAACTTTATCCCTTATTTTCCTTTTGATGAATACTTTGGCGATGATGAAGATGGTGACGATCTTGAAACTGGATTTACTAACTATGTGAAGAAAAGGTGGACAGAGGAGGCGGATGCTTAGTGCAAGAAGAATTCAAATCGCTTGACGACCTTATTCCTGGAGAAGAAATTTTGGAATACAAATGGTATTTCCCTTCACGTGAGGAAGGCGAAAAAGTCTTTGTCCAGCCGGGCTATTATGACTTGAATCAGATTGTTGGCCTATTGAGAAAGTTCAGAAACGACCCTATGACAATTCAATACATTGCAGACATGCTTGAAATTTAATTTTTTTATTAATTTTAGAAAAGATATATAAATTTTTTTGACACTTTATAGTATTTCATCTGGTGAATAAAAATGGAGTATTGATATGACGTTTTTTCGACAAAATTAATCCCATTGCGCTGACAAAACAGATCGGCGCAATGAAATCCCAGATCGAAACACTTCAAAAACAGATGTATATCACAGGTAGCAACGGCAATTTATATCTCACCGAGAGAACGGATCCTATTTTTGAAGAAATTACAAAAGAACAGGTCTTGCAATATTGTCAAAGATCGCCATTAGTGCAGCCGGTGCATAATGCGATCATCAGGGAAATAACGAATACGCCTTGGGAAATTAAACCACTTTTCAATTACAAATGCGTTGTTTGCGAGGAAACTTACGATCAAAAACCTGAAGGTGAAAAATGTACTTGTGGCGGGGAACTTAGGGAGCCGGACCCAAAGCAAAAGAAAGTATTTACAAAATTTATAGATAATCCTAATCCTGAAGTGGACCTGTATGAACTAATTAGATCCTATTTGAAGTGGGTACTTTCAATTGACGATGGGTATATCTCGGTTAGTTATATTGGCCGGAACAAAGCCGGCAAGATGATCGTCTCAAAGAAGCCCTTGGGATTGTTTGTTGAAGATGGATTGCATATCCAAAAGATTGAGCAGGGCGATGACAAATATGGGTATTTTTGCCCGATCTGCAATCTTGAAGATCACGAAGATAGCTTTTCAGAGGAGATGGGTATATGCAAACATCACAATATCCCGCTCTGGGAAACTGCATATGTTCTGGTACAAGGCAGCACTATCGCAAGACGCTATTCAAAAAAGGAAATTATTGAAGGCCACTTCAACAGATTGCTACCTGATAAATATGGTACGCCAATCCTTTTTTCATGTTGGGACCAAGTCAAAACAGGAAAACAAATTGACCTTTTCAATCTTGGCACTTTTGAAGAGGGCAAACTTGGGAAGATATTTGCATTCTCAAACACCACACAAGCCGAAGTTGAAGCTATTGGGGGCAGAGTCAAAGAGTTGCAAGAAGCTGCAAGGAAGCTCAAGAAGAAGATCACCAACATGTGGTTGGCCTCTCCTGGAGATTTAGAGATAAAAGATGTTCTCGAAGATCCTTCCAAATTAGAGGCCCTTGAATGGCACAAATACTACAGGGACATTGTTTATTCATGTCACGGCGTAATGCCAGTGTTTGCAGGATCAGTTGAATCTGGAAAAGCCGGAAACAATCCTGGCCTTCAAATTGAAGTGCAGCACGACACGACAAAAGCTTGGATGAAAGTATTCACGGAGCCAGTCAACACAGTGTTAACGCCTCAGCTTAGTATAACCGATTGGTATCTCGACTTTGAAGAAGTTGAAATTGCTGATGATCGTGAGGATGCAGAGATTGAAAAGATTAGGGCCGAAACAGTTGCAATTTATCAAGCAGCTGGGTATGAAGTTGAATTCAATGACGATGGATCTTTGAAGCCCCCAAAAAAAGTTGAGAAAGAGCCGGAAGATCCGAAAGAAGATGCTAATTCCAAATTAGTAGAAAATGAGAAAAATACTAATTCCCAATTAGTAAAATCACAAAGACAATGGCATGCATATATCCCTGACAACTTCATGGATGAGCCTGAAAAGATTATGGCCGCTGTTGCAAAAAGATATGAACAAAATATTAACAATGTTTTTGAAACTTATAATATTCATGCAGACCGGAGCAGATTAATCCATGAGATTGAATCTGAAGTTGCTGACACGGCAAAGGCGCTTGATGTTACCCTCCGGCATTATTTATTCCCATTATACCTTGAATCTTATCGCAAGATCACAAGCGAATACACAAAGCTGTTCCAAAAAGCTGCATTAGATAGCCCCGATCCATATGCTTTGGCCCATATGCAAGAGTTTATGGGAAAGTATGAAACACCCTATTTCAAGTCCTGGAGTGATAGGGAAAAGGTGAAGATCTTCCAGATCATCGATGAAGAAGCTGCAAGAGGCTACAATTGGCAGACCGTTTCAAGTAGGCTCAAAAAGTATTTCCAGACTAGGGATAGCTATTACTGGAAGATGGTGGCCCGAACTGAAGGAACAAGGATCTTCATTGAAGCTGGAACAGAAGCTGCAAAAGAACTTGGTGCCATTGAGAAAAGATGGATCTTCCAGGACGATGGCCTAAATTGTGAGCATTGCGCCGAGGCCTTCCTGGAGGGATGGATACCAATTGACGATATTCCAAAGGCCGGCCAAAATATCCCACTACACCCTCATTGCAGGTGCTATTATGAATTTAGATCGCAAAGCATGAAGGATGAAGGGTGGGACGCAAGAGAAGATATCAAAATCCGTGAAACACAATACGCTGAATCTGAAAGACCTTGGGATGCTATCAACGCCGAGCAAAGGAAGGATTTCACAGAAGAGTTTCAAAATGCGCTCTGGGAATATTCTTCAACTTCTTATTATGTCAACACTATATTGAGGCACCCATTAGATTACGCAAAGAGAATCACTTATACAAGCGTAATTGAGAGGACTAAAAAAGTCATTGAAGCAATGAGGAGACTATTCAACCTTCCTGGCAACACCATAAATGAAGATGATGTTATACTATGGAGGGGATTGCAAGAGAAGGATATCTTAGAGCATATTTTAGATCCAGATGATCCTGAACTAAAGGATATTTTCGATGACAAAGGATTTATCAGCACAAGCAAAGACACTAAAGTTGCACTTGGCTTTGGCCATGCATATATGGATTATGATGATAACAGTATCACATTACTAAAAATTCACGTTCCAAGAGGAACAAAAGTCATATTTATTGGTAATTCATATGCATATACACAAAGCGAAGTTATATTGCAAGATGGCTCAATGTTTCATATTAACAACGTTAGCACAAGACCTCCAACTGCAGATGAAATCAAGTTCTTATATGACGATGGGTTGGATATGGAAATGGCAAGAAATTTAAAGATTAAAATCTATGATGTTGATTACTTGGGGAGCATGCATGATTAAAGAAACAGATCCAAATAACAGGTTTGTTGCCGGCGAAGGCATTACAAGAGGGATTAATCTATGCCTTATGTGTACCCACTACCGCAAAGACAAAAAGTGTAATGCTTTCCCTGAAGGCATACCTCATGAAATATGGGTGTTACAAGTATTCCACACAAAGCCATACCCTGGCGATAATGGCATCAAATACAAACCTTTGCCAGAGTATGATAATTCAAATGAAGCATTAGGAATATGATAGATTTCAAACTTGATATCCAGACGGAGCCTATAAAGACTATTTTGGCGAAGGCCCCCCCTGAATTTAGAGATATAATCAATGCTGAGTTTGCAGATTGGGCGCTAAAAACAATGAATAAGGCCAAAGTCAGAGCGCCGTATGACACAGGAAATCTAAAACAATCTATTTTCCCAGATAAGGGCCTAGATCTAAAAACAGGGGTATGGGTAGACACGATGGAACTGCCAAATCCCAAGACTGGAGAATACGCAAATGTTGAGTATGCAAAATATGTTGAGCCTCCTCCGCTTGGTGTTGAAATGACAAGGCCAATGAAGCGGACCATGTTCTTGTATAATTCTGCAATGGAAGAACTTGAAATGATGACCAAGCGACTTCAAACTAAATTATTGAATTATCTTGCTAATAAGAAGTGATAAATATGTTTACCTTTGAAGGCGAATTTACTAAAATGGGCGATAAAAAAGATTTGTATATTTATGGCCCAGCATCAATGGAAATACTAGACACTCAGGGAGATATAATCAAAATTGACGCCATCAGGAAGGCCTTACCTCAGCTATTGAGGAGGGCGAGACTCACTGTGGATCATTCTGATCACATTGTTGGCGAAATACTTGAAGCTACAGAAGTCAATGGCACGCTATTCAAAACTGAAGTCAGGCTGCCTTACCCTCATGAACTTGTGAAGTATCCTGGATTAGTTGAAAACAAAGAGGCGCTTTTTGTCCTTGCAAAAATATGGGACGATACCGAGTATTGCACCCGTATGATAAAGAAGATCAAGCAAGGCCAATACAAGAATTATTCTATCACAGGAAATATTCTTGCTGCAAGGCCATGCACAAAAGAAGAGTATTGTGGGAGATTAGTTTCTGAACTAAATTTATCGGCAGTGACAATATGCCAAGCTGGAGCAAATCCTGCAGCACAATTTGAAATTATAAAAAGAGATGATAAAATGCCAGACGAAAAACCTATTGAAAAAGTAGATGAAAAGGCTCCCGTTCCTGAATTCCTCACAAAAGCAGATTTTGAGGCATACAAGGGCGAGACCTTTGCAAAGATAAACGAACTTACAGAGCTTATGAAAAAGCAGTTCGAAAGAAAAGAAGAAGATCCAAAGAT